GGGTTAGTGGCTCTGGACAGCACTGTAGAAGGAACTTATGGGAAAGTAAAGAAGGCCAGCCTCAACGCAGATGGGTTAGTGCTGCTGGACCAAACTGTGGAAGGAACCTATGGGAAAGTAAAGAAATCCAGCCTAGATGCGAGTGGTTTAGTACTACTAGACCAAACCGTAGAAGGAACTTATGGCAGGGTGAAGAAGGCTGGCCTTACCGCTGAAGGTCTAGTATTGTTAGACCAAACTGTAGAGGGAACTTACGGCAAGGTACTGGCCGCCGACATCTCAGCTGGCCATATCAAGCTCAGCGCTACCATCCAAGACCCAAACAACCGTACTGTTACTGACTCTCAAAAGTCCACCATAAACGATGCTGCTAGCTTCTTTCAGACTGTCATTACTGCCCAGGGTATCGTGAGTAGTATGAAGAGCGGCTCTACATCTACGCGCACTGAGTTCACTGCAAGTGGCATCCGTGGGCTCAATAATGGTAATCTGCAATTTGAGCTTAGAAGTAGTGATGGCAGAGCTGTTTGTGGTGGTGGGAGTGTAGTTCTTGACAGTTTTGGGATAGCTCTATTAGCAGACCCAGGTGAAAGTCAATTTTTTCAGGTAAAGGATAAGTCTGGTACAAGTACATTAGGAAAAATTGGTAGGTCTGGGTCAGGCTCTTTTCTCATAGAAGCAGTTGGTACGCTAGCAATGTCTTGCGGCGGACTTGTTATCTTTGCTGGTAATGGGGCTTTTACTCTGAGCACTAATACGGTATACTGTGACTACAACGTCTTGTATGCTCGTGATATACTACCTTCCGCTGCTACACGGAAGTTAGGAAACATACTTGAATACTGGGCCAGTGTCTACGCAAACACCTACTACGGCAAGAACACCTCCATCCAATCTTTTGACCACTACGACGACACAGAGATAGTCCTCTCTGCAACCCCACTATCTCCTCGCGGCCCTCTTGATATGTCTAAGTTCCCTGTTGAGGTTTATGACCCTGCTACTGGCTTCGTCAATATACCTGCACTACTTGGCCTTATGTTATGCGTACTTAGAGACAACACAAGATCAATCAACTCTCACAACAGCCGTCTGGCGGCGCTGGAGTCTATAAGATGAGTGATGTATCTCTTAGCACCCTAGCAAGCATCGCTACTAACCTTGGTGCCAGTGGAGTGGTAGTTTGGGCATTCTGGCTTACCATGACAAAGATTGGATCTCGACTTACCCGCATCGAGAGGAGTATAGATAAACTCAGCAAATCCATACTTCTCGACATACTGTCGCGCAACTGTTCTGACCACATCAAACACCAGGCGGACTTATTCCTCAAGGAGACAAACGATGAGAAATAAGCTCACATCTCGGAAGTTCATCCTCGCCGTCTCGACAGCGCTGCTCATTCTGTTCTCGGCTTGGACACAGAGAGACCTCGATGTTGAGCATATGGCTACGCTTATCGCTGATGTTGTAGGGTATATGTTTGCTGAGGCCTACGTAGATGCACACCGCAAGGGGAGGTAGAGTGAGGCAAAGTAGAGTGAGTATAGTAAGTAGAGTAGAGTAGAGTAGAGTAGAGTAGAGTAGAGTAGAGTAAGGTAGGTAGAGTAGAGTAGGTAGAGTAGAGTAGAGTATATATTATAGGGATTGTCTATGGACATCCAAGCAATGCGTAAGAGGGTAGCACTCGACCTAGGCAGCGAGACCCAATGGTCTGACGATGAGCTCGACAGAGCTATCCACAGGGCCGTTGACGATCTTAGCCTCTACTACCCTCGCGAGCTCGCTATAGATATTACCGTTACACTTGAAGTCTCTGGTGAAGAGTTCACCACTGACGCTTCTCCTGGTAAGTGGGTAAGCCTATCTCGGTGTCCCATCCAGTACGGCAGTGAGAGAGTCACCAACAGCGATGGTACAATCTCATACACCGTCAACACTGACTACGAGATGGACTACTTCAACGGCCGTATAAGGCATCTGAGTGGCGGCTCTATGGCTAGTAATACTACCCACAAGATCTCCTACACTCTCCACCAGTCTGCAATAGACCTCTCTAAAGCCATCAAAGACGCATCTGTCACTGACCTCGATGGAGTTGAGGACGTACTTAGAGTTGCCCGCATTGAGTACCCGTACGGCAACTACCCCGCAGACTTCATCAAGGCATCTATCTGGGGAAGCAAGCTATTCATTACCGCCCAAACTCAGCAGGGGCAGAACAAACTCTCCTCTGCCCGCCACGTGGTGTTATATCTTCACGCTCGCCAGAAGCCCCCACGCAGTAATGCCCCTGCTACGTACCCTGATATTCTTGACGAGATAGTAATCAAGGGCAGTATTGCCTACGCACTTGATACACTCGCCATGAAGCACCGCTTGCAGTCATCTGCCGACAACTCATCTGCCCGCGCAACTCTGGCCTCTATGGGAAGCATACACACAGAGATTACCAACTTGTCTAACCGCGCCTTAGTCTACCACGACCTTGCGAAGGCTTCCCTCGACCAGATAACTACCTACATAAACAACAGTGTATCTCACCTCTCCTCTGCAACTACCCAAGCTACCTCTATGAGGTCTCGCTTATCTGCCGTTGCTGGGGCTCTCTCTGACATCAAAACAGAAATAGACAACTCACGCATCCATCTGACTGGCAGCACTGAATCTGCAACCAGCTCACTCTCCAGCGTCTCTGGTATCCTCACAGACATAGACGCGGCTCTAGCCAACTTCACAAGTACCATCACAGACGCAGACACTGCCCTAGACCAGGTTGGTGCACTTATCTCTGGCGCAATTACCCAACTTGGTTCGGCAGAGTCTCAGCTCACTACAGCCAATGGTGAACTCACTACTGCCAAAGACAAACTATCCACTGTTGAGGCTCAACTCACCTCTGCCGAGGCTCAGCTTACCAACGTCTCCACTGTACTCAGCAACCTAACAACTCGCCTAGATAACGCTATCACTGAACTCGACCGCATTCAACCTATGTTGTCTGGAAATACTGACAGTACGAAGGCTGACCTTACTAACTCTGCATCCCAACTCGCCAACGCCGCGTCTGCTATATCTAACCTCAACAGCGAGATCAACTCAATCAACGGCAGTGCCGACGAGGCTATGAACTTCCTCAAGAACTCATCTAACGCCCCGATGTCTCGCCTTGGAGACGCCGTGACACAACTTGGTAGTATCCCTCTCAACAAGGTCTCCACAACTCAAAACGACAACCGTCTATCAGAAGCGCTCGCTGCACTTAGCAACTCCGTAAGTACCTCAATATCTGCCAGCCTACCATCTAACAGCACCAAGTTGTCTGACGCAAACAACTACCTTAGCACTGGTGAAGGCCGCATCAACACTGTAAACATTGGAGATAGAGTTCCAGAGCTCTACCAAGAATACGCCGACGCCAAGCTCAGAATCCACCAGCGTGCCGCTGACCACTCACGCTTCTATATAGACCTCGCCAATGCCTATATCTCATCTGGAGCTATGATAATCTCTGAAGCTGCCCAGCGCATCTCTGGGGCCAACGTCTACGTTGCTGTCTCTCAGGGGTACGTCTCAATCTACCAAGTCATCAACGGACTTCTCAACACCAAACAGTCAGCATCTCAGATCAGGGTCAGCGAGGCAGCCCAACGTATCTCGCTGGCCAGCCAGTACGTAGCCTCTGGAGACGTCAGGGTTGCCGCAGGGAGAGTACTCTCTGACAGCGGTAGGGCCAGAGTTGAAGCTGCCTCACAGCTTGCTCCCTCTGCCAACGCTCACAGCAACGCTGCATCTCAGTACATTGCAGATGCCAGTACTAGGGTTGCTGGTGCCAACATGGTAATAGCTGCGGCCAGTGCCAGAATAAACTCTGCCAACACAGCAATTACTGGCGCTAGTTTGAGAGTCACCTCCGCCAACACCCGCATATCTGAGGCAGATACGCGTATCAACTTATCAGCCTCCTACTTGGCCCATACTGGGAGGCTTATAGAGAAACTCTCCCAGGTTATCAACGTATCCTCTGCGTACAACTCAATAGCCCAGACCTTTGCACAAAGAGCATCTGTACTTGCCCAGCTTGCTGACACGCTTGTCAGAGAGGTTGCCTCCTGGAAGCAACTCATTGACGCCTACCTTGAGGCGGCCAACTTATCTCTCCGCCAGGCCGAGGCTCTATCAACTGAGGCTTCTATCAGGTCAACCCAGATCTCCCATATAATCTCTGAGATGTCAGCCAGAAATAATGAGCTGCAGATATACTCCGTTGAGGCCCAGACCTACCAACAGTCCGCCCGCATTGCTCTGGAACTTGCAGCGAATATCACTGAGCGCGCCACTGCTGCCAAGGGAGAGTTCATCCGCAGCTTGGAGAACTCCACCAAGTACCGCCGAGAGCTTAGCTCCGTCAGCCCGCTTCAGGGAGTATAGATATACACCCTGTAGCACCATAGAGTAGGTATAGTAGGTATAGTAGGTATAGCAGGTATAGTAGAGTATAGTAGAGTATATATTATAGGGATTGTCCACGTATTAGCGAGCAAGAATATACCCTACTACACTCCACAGTAGAGTATAGCAGGGTATACACAAGAATATACCCTACTATACTCTACTGTAGAGTAGAGTAGGGTATATATCTATGTATATTACTACTGTGTCTCCTCTACCAAACTCCTAACTACACATACTCCAAACGCTTCGGATACTACCTTACCCGCCCAATCTTTGCACCCTCTACACACAGCAAACCTTACTCCCATTTGTAGAGAGGACGTAGATCCTACCCCATCCACCACAAACGATACTATGTTGGTGCACTTTGGAACCTGACAGAACATTGGTATCTGCCACAGCTCCTCTTTGTACTCTGGTTTATTCATCTTCTCCGCCCTCCACTATATCTACTGCTTCCCAACCCTTCTTGTGCCAGGGTTGTCTGCCCATCCTTGTCATCCCAGCTCCACAGATACTACACCTCCCCTTTGTTATAGACTTGTAGTAGTACACCTTCCTCTGCTTACTAGTCTTGTTCCTGTAGCTACCTCCTCCTGCTTTGTGTGGTATTCTTACCTCTTCCAAATCTACCATCACGGTATGTCTATGACACCTCATGCAGAAGCTCAGCATCCCCTCAGTTTGGTCTTCCATTCTGCCGCTCCTTGTACGATCTCGCTATCTCATCTCCAACCTCCAACGCAAAAGATAGCCCAAGTACAAACGAGCTTAGCGCCACTATTCTCATACCTCTCATATCTTTAGTATTCTCACATAACAGATCGGTAGCCTCCTCCCGACCTAGCTTCTGCTCCGCAGCCAATCTTGCTATAGCTGCCGAGATCAACACCAGCGACAAACACCCAGCATTACTAGTCCCGAACTCCTCGATAACAATACTATCAGCAACCTCCAAGTAATCCAATATCTTCAACAACCTCTTACTTGCAGTCCTACACCCTACACACTCAACCTCACCATGCTTTACATCTACTCCCATCTGGACGCCCTCCTTACCTCAATAGGTGTGTGGAACTTATACACATGCTCAATCTCTCTTGGTACCTCAACATCTCCATCTATAACCAACTCATCATGTATCTGCAATGCTATAGGCATATCTTTCAGCCTCAACATAGCCAACTTGGTAATCTCTGCAGCTGACCCCTGAATAGGGTAGTTGACAGCCCTGTTTCTCACCTCCTTGTCGCTCAACTCTCTGTCGAACCTTCTCTGCAACTGTAACCTGCGGCCAAGTATAGTCTCTACCCACCCTCTACGCAGCCCAAATTCCTGTATCTCTCTAATCCACCTAGCGGCCCCTTTATACTTGCCGAACCAAACCTGCTGTAGCCTTACAGCCAGGTCTCTGTCCTCAATTCCTGCAGTCTCCATAATTACATCTGGGCTACCTCCATATACCATTGCGAAGGTGACGTTCTTTGCAACTCTCCTTGGTACTCCCATGAAGTCGGCCGTCTCTTGGTGTATATCTCCACCCCTTTCGTAGATCTCTAACATATCCTTATCTTGCGACATATAAGCTAGGGTTCTCAACTCCTGCTGGCTGTAGTCAAACTTAGTAAACACCCCACTGTCTGGTACTATCATTCCTCTTACATCTGGGGGGAAGTTCTGCATATTCATATCTGTGCTTGAGATACGCCCAGTACTTGCAAACATATGAAAGCGTGTGTATGCTCTATCTTTACCCCTCAGTGGCTCTATATAGTGGCTAAGCACATACTTAGCCTTCCTGTAGTTCAACACCACTGCTGCCAGTGGGTCTTTCAACTTCCTTAGGGCATTCTCGTCAGTCACTAGGCTCTTCCTGAAACCTCTACGCCTCACCTCTAGTATGTTACCTCTGTTCGCCAGCATGTACCCAACTTGTTGGGGGCTTCCTGGGTTGAAGCCTTGGGCCTCAGCGATCTCTAGATAGAAGTTTACCTCTTGCCTATACTTGTTTTCCAACTCATCTCTCACCACTTGGTCAACCTTCAGGCCTCTCACACTCATCCTCACCAATATAGGTATCAACCCCAACTCCATCTTTAGGTACTCACTATCTACCATCTCCAACAGCTTAGGGTACACTGCCATCGTTGCTCTTACGTCCCAACAACACTTGTCAGCCACCACATACTCTGGCAAATCTAACATACTCTTACCTTTAGGTAGTACATCGCTGATAGTCTTTATCTCTAACCCAACTAGGTATGCAGCCAGATCTGACAGCTCCATCGGCAAGTTTGCCAAGTTTGCCATCACCATAGTGTCTACAATGTTCTCATAACGTTCTGCGTGGAACTGCCACAGTGCACTCAGATCAAACAGCGCGTTATGCATGATCTTGGTTACTGTTGGGTCTAACAACAACTTCCAAGGTACATAGGTACTTACCTCTGGGAACAACGGGAAGTAGAAAGCCTCATCCTTACTTGCCGCCATCCCGATACCTATAGGAACTGGGCTGTTCAAGCTTACCGTCTCAACGTCAACCGCAACTACCTTTGGGTCACTGTCTAACCACTCGCGCAGATATCTCTCCGCGTCCTCGATAGAGTTGCAATCTCTACTTCCATGATACCCAAGCTTAGCCATCTCTACCCCACACCAGCGATAGTACAGCAACTACCCCTACAAAACCTAGAAACCACAGAAACGTGCCATCCACTACTTTGCTCTCCTGAATATAATTATATCTTCGTCATCTACTACTTCGAACCCCTTGCTTCTCCATATAGCTTTGAACGCTGTCCCTTGCTGCCACCTCTTATACCAACCCTCATGCTGCCAACCAGCCTTTATACAACTTCTCCACGCAGCCTCTGACAACTCTTTACGCTTCCCCTGACGCATTATATCTTGAATAATTACTGTCATTGTGCCGCCTGGTCTTACGCTCTGGAGACACAGTTTGTAAATCTTCTCCATCTCCAACGTATACTTGAAGTCATTCAGTGCCCCCAAGTTCTCAGGCCTGTCAGTACTATATATCTCATACCCCTCCACAGCTGCCCCTGCCAACTCTCTGCTGCTCTTGGCCTTGTGTCTTCGGTCGAGTACAGAGCTATACGGTGGGCTGAATATTATGTGGTCTACTGGGAGAGGTAGATACTCTCTACAATCCCCAAACAGGTTAGTTATACTTCCTACACTACTACCATACCTAAACAACTCTCCGTCATAGGAAAGTATCTTCTCTCTGCTATCCAGCTGTATCTTCATAAAGACTGGCTCCAACTCTATGCACACAACATTCCTTCCCATTAGTGCTGCAATCATCAAACTTCCTGTCCCACTCATAATATCCATTACTGTCTCGCCAGGCTCACTGACGTACTTTACTATCTCCTCCAACATCCAGAGGTTAGCCTTAGCTGGGTGTAAGTTGACCTCCTTTACAAACAACTCACTTCTCGCAGCCTGGTCTCTGGGAAACAGTATCCGTCCATCTTCGTCCCTCTGATATTGCCCAGCGAACTCTTTATCTCCAACCGTCTCCGTACTCATCTTCTGGCCTCCCAAGTTGTTTTGCTAAGTTATGTGCCGCTGCTTTGCCCAATACCTCTATCCATAACTCCACTGGCTGAGTAAGCGCTGCCCACGCAGTGCCCCATCTCTTCACCATATCTATGGCAAGCTTCTCACCTATCCCAGGCAGTCCCATTAGTATCCTAACGTGTGGGTTGAGCTTTGGGACCTCGATCTTCTTCTTTATATATCTCCTGAGTGTAGTGTGCTCAGCCTTTTG